TCGTAGAACGGTTTAGATTGATGGTCCTAGTTGTCGAGTTATTGCTAGACAACTGAGATGTGGTAACTGTGTAATTACCAGTAGACGATGTATCAAACGTGCCTGAAGCAACACCTAAAATAGTTGTTGACCCAAGAGTCAGCGAACTCCCTAGCGTATACGTTGCGGTATTGGCTGCGCCCGTTGGCCCAGTCTGAAAGTTAGTGGCATTAATCGTCACCCCGTTAGTGGTGATCGTGTGCGCCCCAGATGTCGAGGCAAAAGTTATTGGGCCTGTACTGTTCCACACAGTACCAGCCACCAGAGTCATTGATCCACTGATTGCCAGCGTTGGGCTTGTGCCCGTGGCAAACGTAACCGTTCCAGCAGATACGTTTATGCTTAAACACGCCAGCGCACCCGTCATCGTGACGGTGTAGGTACTCGCCTGATCGAAGAATACGTTGTCGGCGGCGGTTGGCACAGAAGCGCCTGATGCCCCGCCAGAGGATGCGGACCAGTTAGTTGTGCTGGTAGTGTTCCATGTACCAGTCCCACCAACCCAATAGCGATCTGCCACGCTTACACCCTGTAATACCAGACACCGTTGATTTCCATTACTTTAGCACCGGCTGGTGGCACACCTTCAAGCGGCAAGTATTCCTGCCCATCGATAATCATTTGATTAGACGGTGCCGGTTCTGTCACCTCTTGAGGCGGCGCATTAACAACAGCAAGCCAGTTATTGAGTCTTTCCCGCTTCATGTCAGCGATATCTGACTCAGAATAAGTATGGTCTTCTGGAAGATGCAGAGCGTCCCTAAACATCCCCCACGCAGTATCAAACTCAAAGTCAATCTTGATCATGGTTTCCCCAAAAGAAAACACCCGCCGTAGCGGGTGCCTCTAAGTCTGTCAGAACTTAAACCGCCTCCAGTTCGCTTTCCACAAACCAGCGTTCTTGCAGGACACCCTGAGCATCAACCCACTGGAGCAGATAGCTAACATTGCCGTCTTCGTCCATCTTCAGGGCAGCTACGGGGCCGCTCGGAACCACCGCCTTGAGCTTAACTTGATCGCCTTTCTTGTACATGACTCACTCCTTAGACTGCATCAAGGCTGAAGGTGTAGGTGACGTTCAGCGTATCGCCACTAGCTACGTTACGATCACCGGGGGACTGGAAGTCTGCTGCCGAGAACAACGTGCCGGTCGTGCCACCTTTGGTGTTGCTGGTGGTCAGGAACGCACCGCCAATCGTATTAGTGGCGTTGATGCTGAACGAAGCAGGGCTGGCGCTGTTATCAATCACAGACGGATCTGCCGTGGTAGCCGTGCCAAACGTAGCAGTGGGTCGGTTTGCGTTGCTGTACCCAGTGATCTCCGTCCATCCAGCATGGGAAGACATCGTGTCACCAGCGGCAGGGTTGTTGGACGACGCAGCACCATACAGGCCGATATACCAAGCAGCGGTATACGAAGAGCCTTTGAAATACTGGGTGTTCATGTCCTGAAGGCCGACGTTGACCACCAGATTTTTGCTCTCAGCAGCCCACTTTAGATTGCCGTCTTTATCAAGACACTCAATCTTGAACACGCCACCGCCACGCAAACGCTCAGTTGCGCCTTGGTGCTTCTCGATACTGGCGGAAACCAGATCGGTAGATTTTGCCTTTTCGAGATTCATGACCGCTCCTAAGAGAGACGAATTATTGCAGAAGTGCTGGTTGCCGTTGGGAACTGCACAGTAAAGGTTGCTATCGACGTTTTATCAGCGCCAAAATCCAGTACACAGACAGCGCCATTGTCACCGGCTTTGTAAATCAAAGCACCACGCGCGGTTAACGCCGCCGTCCATAACGGGTTATTGAACGTAATATACGCCACATTATCGCTGATCGCTACAGCCGCACCAGCTAAAAGATTGCCACCAGCGGTATACCCGGAAGCTACAACTTCCCCCGTCGTGGTGTAGGCGGTTGTGTTCTCATTCAACGTCGCTTCGTTCGTATAGAGAGCCATATAAAACGACCCGCTGGAAAAGTTGAACGAGCCGTTTAGCAGCCCAGTCTTGAACACATCGCAAGTGTAATTGCCGGTAAAAGCCATCAGGTCACCGCTTGTCTATACTGCCCAGACCTGTACGCATCCTGACGCTCCAGACCATCACCCAGACGTTTAGCAAGAGCCAGAGCTTCTTTGTACTTACCGTCGTACAGCGCGATCAGATCCTGCTCACCCTTCATATAGGTGTAAGCCTCAACCAGCGAACCGTACAGCAGCACCGTATCAAAGTTGTCGCTTAGCCAAGTGGTAGTCGTCGAGGTGCCCGAAGTAATTGAAGCCGGGTAGTAGTAATAATGAAGCTCTACCGTGTACGCAGCGTCTGGTTTAGGGCCTAGCAAAAACGACAATTCGTTAGTAACGGTGGAACCGGAAACAGTAGGGCCAAACAAAGCGTAGTACTTTGGAAGCCCGGTCGTGTTTGGGTTGGGGTACGCCTCACGGATGAAGTTCACATCCTTGTTCAGCATGTAATTGTAGTTACCGCTGGCGTCAATCACCGCAAACGAGTAAGACGACAAAAAGTCGTTAGGGGCAGAAAGGTAAGACGTAGAAATAGATAACGTCCCCGTCTGGTTTCTACGCAGAGAGGGAAACTGAACTGAATTGTAGATGCGCTGCTCAGCTTGCTCAATGATCCGATTGATCTGCGTCGTGCTAGATACCGTCGAACCATCGGCAAGATACGTCGTCGGAAATTGATTTTCCGTGTATGACTGAATAGCCGCAACAAGTTCAGAGTACGTCACGCCATCGGCCCTCTAGCCATCGTGCCCTTGGTAGCAGCGCCAGTCCCACGGATCTTCATACCCGTAGTTTTTGCCTCGGTGCTGTAACCATTCCGGTTGATGCCACCAACAGACATCTCAACGGTGTTCGCCCCGGAAGGCTCAGCGTCATAGCCATTACCGAGCTTGACTTTGGGACTGCCCGTCATGGTGTGCGGAGGTGCATAGACATCAGCAGGGCCAACTTCTTTGCCGCCTTTTTTCATGCTGAACTTAGCCATCTCAGCCCCCGTACTTGAAGGATGATTTCTTCTGATTGGCTACTTTAGCCAGATTACGCCCAAGCTGGCGCATCTGAGCGTTGGTTTTACCGCCTTTAGCCATCTTTGTCAGAGGCTTGCCGGGGTGCATCGCCCGCTCATGCTTGTGAACCGCTTTCTTAGCGTCCATGATCGCTCCTAAGTCGTCACTACCGTTACTGTACCCAGTTGGATAGACAAAGCCAAGTTATTCGGCGTCAATCCAGCATCATTTGCCCGAGACCCCCCAACAGGAGCCCAGCCCCACTGGATGATCCTGCTACCACCCTCTGGCGTTCCGGCACCGTTAATACCCGGACCACCGTTTATGTTTAGCTGCAAACCATTTAATCCAGACTGCTGATAGCTTGTATCGGGCCTTGGTTCTCTAACGGCCTGCGGGTCATAGACCGGATACATACCCAACTGCAACTGCGGCTGGTCAGGTTCCCAACACTCCGGGCAAACCTTAATACTGACCATCTTCGTTTTGATGGTGAGCTTGCGCAGTTGTTTGAGCATGTATCGCTGCCCACAGCGATCACACTCCGCAATTGCATACTTACCCGCAGCATACTTAGGCCCGGACATGCGTCACCTGTAATACATCACTCGCGGAACAAACCGATCATTGGCCTTGTCCCGATCTTCCTCAGAAGCCAACTGCCACTGTTGCTCATAGTCCGCTTTCAACATGGCAATCCTATCCGGAGTCACACTAGGCAGCTTAATAGATAAATAGTATGCCAAACCGGCTACCATACAATTTAACAATCGGAACGGAATGTCTTCTGTGTTTGTGCCCGATCCTGCATCCTGCATACGACGAAGCCGCCAGTACACGAACATGTAGTAAGGATCGCCTACCGAGCCTTGATTTGGCACCGGCCAAATGTTGATTGAAGGGAGCCGCGTAACGTAGACCGACGCCCCAATATTATGCAATGCCGCAACCGTGTTCTGTTGCCCGCGACCGCAATAGCTAATGTAACCAGCCGTCAGACTAGGGTTAGGTTGCGTAAGGTTGCTGTAGCTAATGATCTCATTGTTGATCTTTACGAATCCGGCAGCGGGCAAGCCCGTGACATCGGCTAAGTAGATCGTAGTATCCGTCGAAGCTGCGTTCTGTGTTGCCACCGTTGTTGCAGCGTTCGTATTGGGCTCAGCCGTTTGCCGGTTGATCCAGACCTGAATAGGGCGTCCCTGTGCGTACTTATTGGGGATTGTCGAATATGTCGACTCGCTGATTCGGTTGATGTTGATGTCGACCTGCGTCGTACCGACCCCTGCGCTTGTGCGCGTAACTTGATCGAGCAAGTCAATCGTGTCGTTTGGCAGCGCGTAAATAATCTGGTTTGGGTAGAGAGGGATCTGCCCTTGCTCTATTGTCCAGAGGTTTATGCCCCGGTTTGCCCATTCAATTGTCAGCAGGTTAAGGCTACGCCTTGCCGTACGCACCTCATAGCCCGTGCGAAGCTCCTGCCCGCAACGCTCAAACGCCTCTTCGATAAGGTCGTTAATTTCTAAATTAAAGGCTGTGGTGCCGGTCGTTGCCATTATCGATGCCTTGCGGTTTTAGCTGCAATAGCTTTAGGCTGCTTTACGAACTGCTTCCCGGCGGCTTTTCCTGCTCGCTTGGCTCGGGTTGTTGCGGCGTATTCTTGGGGGGAAAGAGCTTTGATAGCAGACTCTGGAAGATATCTTTCACCCGTGTCAGAAGATCGTTTACCACTTTTAGTCCTCCATTTCTGGGCGGTCCAGTCTTTAAGAGACTGCTGAGGGGCTTTCATTTATACCCGCCGCCCTTGGCTTTATATTGCTTGGCTAGGAGCTGTGCTTTTCTTGCGCTCCACTGCCCTGCTCCGGTCCCCTGAGTAGCAGACGCCTTGATCCTATTGAACAACGCCTTACGCATACCGGGCTTGGTGTAGTTCCCGGCCTCGTTTACACGCGACATCCCGCCTTCAGCGTACTCATAAAACGCCGTCTCATCCCGACGCTGTTTACGCTTAGGGCCGGGCATCTTAGAAGGGTTCATAGCCCCCATACCGCGTGACGCCATCATGGCTACACCATCTTTCCGCGAGTCTTTCCGCGTTTTACGCAACCATCCGCAGCTTTAACGTAGCCACCCTTTTTCATGGGGTAGGCGCGTCTAAAAGCCTCTCTGTCGGTATCCGAGTAGGCCCCAACATCACCAAGATCCGTACGATCTCGCGAGGCTAAAGCACCGGCACCCAACAGAGCGGCCAAAGCCGCAAGATTTTGTCCTTTACGTGCCATGATTACACCATTTTCCCTCGGGTCTTACCCCGTTGAGCAATCCCATCTGCGGCCTTAACGTAGCCGCCTTTAGCTTTCTTAACAGGCTCTTTATAAGTGCCCATAGAACGTGGCGTAGCAGCTTTGTGTGCAGCGTCGGTCTGAGCTTGCATCTTGGCTTCTTCGACAATTGCACGAGCGCGAGCTTCCTGCTCAGCGGTCATCTGCCCACTAGACGGCGGGGGCGGCGCTGGTTTTTTGTCGTCGGTAGCCATCTCAGCACTTCCCACCCATACGCATCGTCACCTGACGCGCTTTGGTTTTACCTTTACTGGCAATGCCATCAGCCGATTTGTGCCCAGCAGCAAGACCGCCGCTAGCCATTTTCTTAGCTTTGCCGCCGTATTTCATACCCTTGGCTTCAGCCATCTCATGCTTGATCATGGACTTGGGAGCGCCTTTCTTTTTCATAAAGGCAAGCTCTTTACCCATCATTGCTTTCGATTCTTTCATGTCACCACCTCTTGAGAATAGTGCCGAAGCACCGTGCTGAGTTTTAGGTTTGTTAACTCGTTGCTGATCTGGCCTAGTCGTAGGCCCACCGCCAAACTTCTTACCCTTGTCGGCCTTCATGAACTCTTGCCCGACAGACTGTGGAATACCAACACGCTTAGCCGCAGCAGGATCATTAGCCACCATTGCCATCAAATTGTGCTGCGACTGCGTCTTACTTGGCACGGTGGGTCTCCATGAATCTATCTAACTTCAATTCCAACCTGTCCAGCCTATCCAAGATACGGTTCATATCTACATGAACTTCTGATTTGGTCACATACTCCCGAGCTACTTCTTCTCGGGTACGATTGAGCAAAATCTGAAGGCGAGTAAGTTCAGCAGACTTCTCTCGTAGAAAATAACCCAAAACTCCGACGCCGCCTGTAAGTAACAGGTTCCAGACCATGCCATCCATTTCAGCACTTCCATGCTCGTAGTGACTTGTTAATCCTGCTGTTCGGATCGTTGGCTGTCTTCGCCGAAGTCAGTTTCTTCTTCATGCCTTTCATCCTGGCGCAAAAAGAATCCCGCCGCGAACCACCCTCGGGCTGAGGAGGCTTCAACCCCGGTTTCCCAGGGTTTGCCTTGTTGTAGCTGGCGCGCCCTTTGGCATTCAAACCACCAGCGGGATTCTTGCCTTCTTTGCGTTGCCATGCTGGCGTCTTCATTGGTTATCCACAGATGATCGTGCAATAAGTGACATTTGTAAGTGTCACTACGCAATAGTCTGTTTGACCGCCCAATGTAGTCAGAATTCCTTCTGCTGCCATATAAAGACTGTTGGTGGCGGTTGCCAAGGCTGGAGTATTAAGTTGCAACCTAAGATTTGAACTCAAACCATTAGTGTTGAATTTAATAGTCCCAGCACTTGCCGTGGCAACGTAATACAGCCCTTTAATACGACAGCGGGGAAGCGCCAGACTACCCGTGGTTCCGATCTTTACATTCCCAGCGGAAGCCCCGCTGGCTGTAATCGAATCAACACGAGCGTAATAATTGGAGGAGTTTACGCCGCCAGCATTACCGCCGGTGATTGTTTCAGAAACCACCGTATTAGTTAGATCACCAACCTTAATTCCAGTGACGGTAAACGTAATACCCGTATCATCACCAGCGGAAGTGATTACTAACTTATAGCCATACCCATTGGGGCCAACGGTACTTTGGAGAAGGGTAAGCGCCCCTGCCCCGGCAATTGATGCATTCGCCCGATAATAGGCGTCATCAGTAGCCGGGGTTACCGCCCATACGTCATACTGCATCGAGGCCATGTGAGCCTCCTATTAGGATGCCGTGGTGATAGCAATCCATGCCGCCGAGCCACGAACATAGATACGGTCATTAGTCGTCGTACCGTCAGTACGCAGATACAGCGACCCTTGAGCAGCCGTAACGGTCGGAGCGCCGGAGCCTACGAAAACGCCAAAATTAGCGGTCGAGGTAGCAAGAAATGCTGATGCGCCGCCAGCTACAGGAGCGGTTCCGCTATCAGCGGTGACATTACCGGGGGTGCTTACGCTCGAACCAAACGAAGCAGTAGTAGTAACTGCGCCGGTCGTAGCATCAATAGAAACGCTTTCAAAACCATTTTGCGACCTTACCGGGCCGGAAAAAGTGGTGTTTGCCATTTAATCCTCACTTGCGAGTCGAAGCGTATTAGTCTGCAAGTCGTCAGCCGGGACTGTCTAATACGCCGGTTAACCCCGGAATAACTACCTTTTAGCACAGTTAATATAAAAAGAAAAGGGGGCAAAAGCCCCCTTCCCTGAACACCTCGTAGCTAATTAAGCTCCGGGCGATCCATACACACCGAGCGGATCCGAAACACCGAACGAATAACGTTCGCGCGCTTTGTAGCGGCTGTTACCCGTATCGAAGTCCGCATCCATCGACGTTTGCATCGGCGTACGCACAAAGTGCTTCAGGCCGTTGGGCACGTCGGTGATGAGGAACCACGCATTGGTGTCGGTGAGGTAGTGGTTAACCGTAAAGCCTTCGGGGATGCTCGACATCGCCTTGAGAGCGTTGATGTCGTTGTCCGCGGTAGCAACACGGAGTTCCGTCTCGAGCAGTCGCGTTGCCACGAACTGAAGAGCAGGAGGAACCACAAGCTTCTTAGGCTTAGCCGCAATCAGCAGACCACGCTCATCGGTCCAGCCAGCGATCTGAATAACTGCCGCCTCGAGGGAGGTTTCATTCAGGTCAGCCGCGACCGTGGGACGGTTGCTGTTGGTG